AAAAAAGGTAGGGCTTTATCTAAAACAGATAACATGCGTTATATAACAATTGTTTATGATGATGAAATACCGAAGATTTATGGTTTGGATAAAGTCGATCTTAAAAAGAAAACTTATGTTTTCGAAGGTCCAATCGATTCGATGTTTATTCCTAATTCTATTGCTACTGCTGGTGGCGATTTGATATCAGCAATTTCCGATTTTCCTAAAGAAAATTTAGTAATAGTGTATGACAATGAACCTAGATCGATAGACACAAGAAAAAAGATTGACAAAGCTATAATGAATGGTTATAATGTGTGTATATGGCCATCGAATATGATGTCGAAGGACGTAAACGATATGATATTGTCTGGATTGAGTTCTGACTTCATTAAATATGTTATCGATACTCATACATATCGTGATCTAAAGGCTAAATTCGAATTGAATAATTGGAGTAAAGCATAGGAGAATGATGATGATTAGAAAAAATAAAAACAATACAATGAAGTTGAAAGACCAAGAATATCTTTATGCTGTGTTGGAAGGTAGACACGGTGCAGACGATGACGATAGAGACAATGGAGGATTCTTTATAAGTATGACACAAGAATATTCTAGAAATTCGAATCTATTGAAACTATTTTGCAGTGAATTTGACAACAGGAGAAAACGGAATGAGTTATCATGATAAAATTACATTAGAAGATTTATCGATAGAAGTTGAAGATATCGAAGAATTGGAATCTGGAGATGCTTTGATTAAATTCAAAATGAGTCCAGATGCTGTAAAGATTTTTTGTGAAATAGGTCTTCGGCAAACATTGATAGAATCAGCAGAGCGTGCTGAAAAAAAATACAATCATATAAAGAAGGAGAAATAAATTATGGGAATGCACCTTTACGAGTATCAAGGCCTTGATGATGAATATGAAAATAACCGGAATGTATCGGTATCTTTTGGTTCTCTAAAATCGGATAATGGAATTACTTGGATTCAAGCACTAGAAGAATATACCGATTTTCTAAGAGCGATTGGATATGTTCTTCCTTTCAATGATTCTATTGGAAATCATTTGGATATTTTGAAGGATAAAGATATCAACAATGAATAATATGGCTAAAATTATATCTATCAGCCAACCTTTGATTGTAGACCCTATAACAAATAAGCAAATGAATGCAAATGATTTTATTGCGTATTGTGCTAGGGTTTCAAATCCTTCAAATCAAATGAATACTCAAACGTCCGATAAGCTTTTGAAATATTGTATTAAAAACAATCATTGGTCGATTTTCGAAATGGTCAATGTTGTTATGGAAATTAATACTACTAGAGATATTGCTCGGCAGATTTTGCGACATCGCAGTTTTAGTTTTCAGGAATTCAGTCAAAGATATGCAGATCCAGTAAACGATCTTGGATTTACTTTACGAGAAGCTAGATTGCAGGATGTAAAAAATCGGCAAAACAGTTTTGATACAGACGATAAAGAATTGCAATTGAATTGGAATGCAATTCAAACGGATGCTATCAATGTATCTAAAAAGGCATATGCATGGGCTATATCCAATGGTATAGCTAAAGAACAAGCAAGAACTGTTTTGCCAGAAGGTTTGACTTTATCGAGAATGTATATGAATGGATCTCTAAGAAGCTGGATTCACTATTGTATGCTCAGATGCGATAAATCAACACAAAAAGAACATCGGGAAGTTGCTGTAAGCGCAGCTTCTCAACTTTCAAACAATTTTTCATTTCTCAAAGATGTTTTTGCGAATTAAGTAATATTAAATAGTTCTACTCAATTTAGTTTGGAGTAGAACTAATGAACTCAAATACTATAAACAAACATATTGAGAGAATGAAACTACTTGAAGATAAATTGACTGCCGATAAAAAATTTGAATATGCAAATATAGTCAGCTTAGCTATAGATATAATCGATTTTTTTCTTGACAATTCTTCGAATACACATATAAAGAAATAAGAAAGATCAAAAATGATAAATGTAACAAAACGTAATGGAAAAATTGAACCTCTTGATCTTTATAAGTTTCATAAAGTCACTTCATGGGCATGCGAAGGGTTTACAGGAGTTTCTGAAAGTCTTATTGAATTGAAATCCAATGTTCAATTTTATGATAAAATCAAAACAAAAGATATACATGAAACTTTAATCAAGGCTTCTGCCGAATTGATAAGCGAAGATACGCCCAATTATCAATATGTTGCTTCTAGATTGATCAATGCAAATCTTCGAAAAGAAATTTATAATTCACAAGAACCAATCGATCTTTATAATCATATAGAAAATGTCGTAAATGAAGGATATTACGATAATAGTATTCTTAAAAATTATGATAAAAACGATATAGATTGGTTGAATAAACAAATAGATCATTCACGTGATTACAATATTGCATATGCAGGAATGGAACAATTTCGTGGAAAATATCTTGTAAAAAATCGTGCCACAAAAAAATATTATGAAACGCCGCAAATGGCTTTCATGCTTATAGCTATGACTTTGTTTCAACGATATTCCAAAGAAATTAGACTCAAATATGTCAAAGACTTTTATGATGCTATTTCCAATTTTGAAATATCATTACCTACTCCTATTATGGCAGGATTGAGGACACCACAACGTCAATTTTCTTCATGCGTTTTAATTGAAGCCGGCGATTCTCTGGATTCAATTATAGCAGCTTCTAGTTCTATTATCAAATATGTAAGTCAAAAAGCTGGTATTGGAATTGGCGCTGGTTCTATTAGAGCGGTTGGTTCTCAAGTTAGAAAGGGCGATGCTACATCCGAAGGAAATATTCCATACTATAAACTGTTTCAATCTGCAACTAAAAGTTGTTCTCAAGGAGGAGTTAGAGGCGGATCTGCAACAATTCATACAGTGTTTTGGCATGCAGAAATAGAAGATTTGTTGGTGCTTAAGAACAATAAGGGCACTGATGAAACACGTGTTAGAAATATGGATTATTCAATTCAATTCAATAAAGTTATGTATGAACGGTTGTTATCCAATGGAAATATTACACTGTTTTGCCCTCACGACGTTCCTGATTTATATGAATCATTTTTTTATCGATGTAGATAAATTTAGAGAATTGTATACAAAATATGAAAATGATGTTAATATAAAAAAGAAGTCTGTTCCTGCCATCGATTTGTTTTCTATTTTTATACAAGAAAGAAAAGATACTGGAAGAATTTATTTGCAAAATGTAGATCATGCAAATGATCATGGTTCATTTATTAAAGATATTGCACCTATTCGTCAATCGAATCTTTGCCAGGAAGTGGATTTGCCCACGAAACCATTGAATAGTTTATTCGATCCATCAGGCGAAATAAGCCTATGCACGCTTTCAGCAATAAATTGGGGCAAAATTAAACATCCAAAAGATTTTGAACGTTTGTGCAATTTATCTGTAAGAGCTTTGGATGAATTATTGGATTATCAAAATTATCCAATAGTAGCGGCGCAATTAAGCACTTATAATAGAAGACCGCTTGGTATAGGTATAATCAATTTGGCTTATTGGTTGGCTAAAAATGATTTGACATATCAAAATATTACAAAAGAAGGCTTGCAAAAAATTCACGAATATGCAGAGGCATGGTCTTATTATCTTATTAAAGCATCTGTCGATCTTGCTTCTGAAAAAGAAGCTTGCAATTTGTCGAATCAGACGAAATATTCTATGGGAATTATGCCTATAGATACATATAAGAAAGAGGTAGATGAATTGGTAGATCCAATTTATTATATGGATTGGGATAATTTAAAATCGATAGCAAAACAATTTGGTATTCGTAATTCTACTTTGATGGCATTGATGCCGGCTGAGACCAGCGCCCAGGTAAGCAACAGCACAAATGGAATCGAACCGCCTAGAGCGCTTGTGTCTATTAAAACTTCTAAAGATGGTGTTTTAAAACAAGTTGTTCCTGGTGTTCGTAGATTGAAAAATAAATATGATTTATTGTGGGATCAAAAAAGTCCTGAAGGATATTTGAAAATCTGTGCGGTTCTTCAAAAATTTATCGATCAGGGAATATCTGTAAATACAAGTTACAATCCAAAATTTTATGAAAATGAAGAACTTCCGTTATCAGAACTCATAAAACATATAATTATGTTCTACAAATATGGTGGAAAACAATTATATTATTTCAACACAAACGATTCAGCTGGAGAAATTCAATTGGATAAAGATGAGTTGGAAGATGATGAAAATTGCGATTCTTGTACAATATAAATGTAGGAAAATTTTAAATGCAAAATTTAAAAATCGGAGATGCAGTAAAGCTGATGGTGGATGATTTTTATTTTATAGGAACATTTGGAAAAATAATGGATATACATTTTTCACGGAGTTCACAATGTCTTGTAATGGTCGATAATATAAAAGTTTCTGTTCCAGAACATTGTTTGGAAAAAATAGACAATAAAGAAATTGAAGGAATTCTTCTGTGATGTTCAACGGTGTATTCGATTCTACAAATAAACAAGATCATATGAAATCGAAGATGTTTTTCGATACATCTGGTATACCTACAATTGCTAGATTCGATAAACAAAAATATCCATTTTTAGAAAAATTGACTAGAACTTCTATGGGTTTTTTCTGGGTTCCTGAAGAAGTAGATTTGACTCGCGATATTAAAGACTTTCGTGCATTAACAAATCATGAAAAACATATTTTTACCAGTAACTTGAAACGTCAAATTCTTTTGGATTCAGTTCAAGGCCGTGCGCCAACGATGGCATTTTCGACTATTTGTTCTATTCCGGAAATGGAAAATTGGTTGACTGCATGGACTTTCAGTGAATCTGTGCATTCTAGGTCCTATACACATATTATCCGTAATGTATTTTCC